AACAGATGCCTTCTCTTTAGCAGTCCACTTGCCTGTACCACCCATTGTCTTAGGTAAAAGGTTCTCTGCAAACTTAGCAAACACCTGTACAAACTGAGTAGGTATACCAAGTACACCTGTCTGCCATGCAGCAGCATTCTCTGCCTGCAAGTTCATGTGCATACGGATCGTTTCATCTGTCAAAGATTTAGCAGTGACTTCCTCACCTGCATCGATCAGAGTACTACGAGCAATATCCCATGCCACTATACGAGAGGCAAGTTCACCTTCTTCGTAGAATATACGGCCAGCCTTAGATGCTTTCCTTAGACTGTTCATTGAACTCATGCCAATACCAGATACGTTAGCATCAAAATCCGCAGTTCGAACGATGGCATCCATGATACCACTATCCTTAAACATTTGAATCTCTTTAACAAACGACTCTTCATCTAAACCCGGCGTAGACTTAGCGATAGCTCTCCATGTATCTGGGTTATCACTAAGGATTGCAGCTCTCATAGGAACCATCTTAGCTACAGCTTTAACACCGTTTACTGGGTGCATACTGAGGGCTATTGAGGCATTCTGTGCCTGAACCCACAACTGTCTTACATTAAACCAACCAAGATGTAGGTTAAATGTTGCACCTTTCAATCCCCTCATGGGGTCTTTACTATGAAGGTTGTTTAGTATCCACTCATTAGCCTTGCCACCCTTCTCTCCCCAGTTTCTCTCCATTCCTCGGCCAACACCAGCAACAAAGTCTGCGAACTTATGCTCTTCATCCGAAGGAATCTTTAACACCTTCTTCAGATACTCACGAGAATCGTTCATAGTCTTCATAGACTCAGGACTTAGATCTAATGCTGCATCTAATGAACGAGCACCTTGTCCGAATCCTGCTCTGCCTTCTGCCATAGCTACTTGCTCAACAGTATTCATCCATTGCTCAATCATAGACATACGGTATGTATTGATTGGCATAATATCAGAGATACCTTGGATGTAACGCTGTGTTGCATTAGCTGCATTCAATCGTTCTGGTCTAACATCACCAGCAGCAGTCTTAACCATAAGGTTTTGTGACTTACGAGCAGATGTGTATAACCCACCAAACATATCGCTTGAATTAGTTAGCTTCTCAAGGTCAGAGAACTCTCTATCTTCACGAACAGCTAGGTTCTTGTACTCACTGCCCTCTTCTGTCATGGTTTTAGCAGCATATTCTTGTGCTTCAGCTTTAGATTTAAAAGCATACAAGGTTTCTTGTGATGCACTGTCCATGTTCTTCACATAGAAATATCCTGGTCGGTATATACGAGGTGTATATCCAGCACTGTAGTTCAACACCTTCTTAGGAAGGCTTCCTACCTGCTCACCACGAACCATAGCCCATGTAGCCTTGCCCTTACCATCTTTGAATCGGATAGGATCCATCAACTTGACAGGTTTGTATCCTTCTTCAATCAACTGATCCATGACATACTTGTTCTTCTCAACAAAGCGTGTAGTTCTTCCATCAATGTTATCAGGAACAAACACAGTTGCTTCATCAAGCTGAGTACGGATGCCTTGAAGGTTGTCATATGTCTTACCAACAAGATTAGCTGCTGCGCCACTCTTATCTGTATACTTAACATTCTTATAGCCCATGAACTCAAGCTGACCACGCATCATCTCGTTACGGAAGCCATGTAGCTCATCAAAGAAGGCACGCTTCTTGAAGTATCCTTCGATAACCTCATCAGAGTATCCTTTCTTAACACCTTGAGCACCAACATGTAGCTCCACTGTGCCAGATCTAAGCTCTTGGTATGTGAACACAGTACCTGCTTCATCACCAGCTTGTAGTAACGTGTCTACTTCTATACGTCCAGCTTTAGATATACCTTTATCTATGTCAATGTATCTCTTAGACATAGCATTGGCTAGCTTAGCAGACTGCTGTCCTGCGAATGTAATATTCTTAATGAATCCACCTAGCATTTCTCTCCAGATAACATCAGGAGAAAATACACTACGCAATGAAGATGTGATGTTGCTCTTCACTAACGCAGGATCACTTGTTAATGTACCAGCATCTGACAAAGTGTAGTCATATTCAAACTCAGACGCTTTACCATCATTTGTTCTAGCTGTTATCTTAAATCCTTTATCAGTAGTGCCTGTAACTTCTACACTATCTACCACCTTACCTGAATTGGTAAGACGTTGCTTCATTTTCTCTGATGCTTTAGTCTGAGCCATTGCCATCTCTTCAGGAGAGAGTGCAGCGATAGCATTATCACCTGACAATGCAGCAGCTCTTTGCATCGGTGCTCTAACAGATGCTTCAATAGTATCAACCAACCCTTGAGGCATACCGAATGCTTCAGGACTGTCCATTAACTTAGGATCGCCTGCTGCTTCAATAACCTGCTCTCTGGCTGGCCTTGCTGTACTGTTAGAATTTACAACAGACTCATCTAAAACATCTAAATCTGTCTGCTTAACAACACGAGTCCTCTTTGACAACTCTTCTTTCACTAGGTTATCGAACTGTGCCTTCAGCTTAGCGGGAATTATGCCCTGCTGTAAGCGGGAGATGTCACCATACGCAGCTTGTGAGTCTACATTACGGGATAACGTATCATTGACTTCATCTAGCTGTGCTTTCATTCGTGCTATGTTTTCTTTTATGACAGACTTCTTAGCAACACCTAGCTTAACTTGCTTCTTAGTAACCTTACCAAGGCTCTCAGTTGCTACCTTAATATCATGTTCTAAGTTACGCTGTCTTCCTTTCAACTTACGAGACTCACCTCGGCTCAGCTTGTTACCAGCAGTAGGTAGAAGATCTTCTATTAAGTGATTGGCTACACTCTTACGGGCTTCCTGTACATCAGAGGCAATGTCATCCATAGCTCCATTCAATACAGACGTACCTTCCATACGTGTAGGGTTAGCAGTAGATGCTGCATCAACTCTGTTCAGATCGAGTGTTTGGCCCAGCTCTTCGGTACTATCACCACCAGCCATTGCTGTTTCTGCACCAGCTCTCTCTGGATTATCTAAATCTTTTAATTCTTTAACAGACGATCTACCTTTAGCTACGTTCTTGCCTAGCTTTAGAAAAGCACCCACGATAGGTCCAATATCAAGAGCAAGAACAGAAAAATCCATTGCAGCTTTAATCTTCAGATCTTGTACAATATCATCTGCGTAGTACAGCTCAACAATAGAGCGTGCAACAAAGGGATTCTCATCTGCTGCTGCTATAATAGCAGGCATTCTTTCTTCTAATACAACCTTCTGCTCTTCAGGATCGAGTGTCTGGAATATAGCCATCTCATCTAGCATACCATCCCAGTCAGTGCCAATCAAAGTAGCATAATCATTCATGTCTTTGATTTCATCAGGTGCAAGCATATCTGCTATAAAATTACCAGCAGTTTCTATCATGTTATTGTCTTCAAAGTTCTCTTCTAGCTGATCTAAGATGTAAGACTTGTTAGCTACGCCGCGTTGACGAAAGTTATCAAGAGTCTCGCCAGCAAAGATCTCACTGTACATCATGTTGATACCATCATCATCAAGAACAGACTCTTCTACTAAAGAATCTATTGCGATAGTGTCATGAATAGATTGTTGAACTTCAGGATTTAGACTAGATGCGTTGTCAAAGATATACTCAGCACGCTCTCTGTTCTTCTTAACTAGATACTCATGTTTGAGAGTCTCTTCAATATCTTTAGGATTAGTACCTAGCTTGATAGAAGAGTAAGCTTCATTATAAGCCTCTCCTACGTTTGAATCACCCACTGAAGATTTCAAACGGGCAATACGAGCGGCATCCTTTCTCATCTTTCTGTCAGATGAAACAATACCTTGGATGTCGAACATCCCTTCTGAACCTTCTGCACCGTTTTGATCAAAAATGTTAGACATTTAATTATTCCTATGAATTATTGTTACGTGCTATCAGATAAAGTCAGGACGATTGGTCTCAAGACCTGTTACTCCCCCTGCTGCGCCATCAAACAAACCTCCAGCTTGCCCCGCAGTGATGGCAGAAGTTGCAGCCTTACCATAAGCCTGTATCCTTGCTGCCTTGGCTTGCGCTCTACTTGATACGAGATTCTGTGCACCTATTGCTTGAACAAGCGACTGCTGAGTATCTAAGAAGCTGATATTACTTGCCATCTCTCCTGTGATACCGGAGGATATTTGTGCTGTCTTAGATGTCTGAGCAGTGCCTTGTGCAAAAGCCTGATTCGCCACAGTTGCCCTAGCTTGGCGAGCTTGCCGAAGCTGCTTACGTTTCTCTCTAGCCATCTGTACGTTTTGCCGCTTCTGATCTATCTTGGCTGCTTTCTCTTGAGCACGCTGTGCTTTTCTTGCCTGCTTCTGTGAAGCCACAGAGGTGGCTACGGATACTACTACGAGTGATGTTACGACTGCCATTAGTTTATGCCCTTCTGATAAGATGTCTCAACATGTTTATACCCCATTCTCTTATACACCTTTTCTATCTGTTCAGGCATAGAGCTTTGCATTGAGACCATGTTCCAATAGGAGCAACCTAGTTCTTTAGCTCCTTCCTCTAAGGCTTTTAATAACTCCAAGCCCTCTCTGCTTTTTCTGTGCTCAGGATCTACCCACCATGCTATCTCAGATCCTGAATAAGTATTCTTACTTCCAAGTAGGGGTGCAGTAGCTCCTGCTGTAAAACCTACAACCTCTCCATCTACTTCAGAAACAAATAGTAAACCTTGGTTGTAAGCAATATCCATGTAGGTAATAGCAGACCCATCCTCGTATGGGATTCCTTCTTTATGATAAACAGTCTCTTCCCAAAATCGCTTAGCATGTTTCTCTATAGCTGGGTAATCTTCTTTGGTTGCTTCTCTAATCATAAAAACAAGTTAGGACTAATCGCCCATCCTCCGCTGTTTTGCCAAAACCATTAACAGGTTCTGCCCTGTGCATTAGTGTAGAAGGGAAACTCACAGCTCTGTTTGGTATAAGATCAAACATATGTGTAACTTCCCAAGCGTCATAGATATTGTAATCTCTTTGCCAGATAGCTAACTCTTCTTCTGTCTCAGGTTGTTTATAAAGACCTGTTTCTTTGTGTCGAACAAGGCTTGTTCCGCCCGGCCCCTCACATAGGTAGATAAGAAGTGTGTTATCTGCCATTGAAGCATCGTTATGTGCTTGGTGAGGTGCCTCCACTCCTTCGGGAGACAGCCTCAAGAACATAAACCCACCGTCTGTGAGATATTCTACTTCATCTCTTGCTGGTATGTTTGTGTTGATGTAAGGATACAGTACATTGTCCACAGGATTAACTTCACCTGCATAAGACAACCCAGTTACATGCTTCCTTACATCAGAGTAGTCATCGAAGAAATCATCTACGACTATAATCCCCTCTTCTAACTCTTCCATCATACCGTTGTTACTCCATTGATTGGCATACCCCAGCCTATAATCTGACAATCCTTAGCTGGTGCTGTTTCAAACCTAAGGGATACAGACTTACCTCTCCCTCTCACTTTAGTCTTAGATGTTATGACTTCATAGCCATAATCAAACTCATCGTCTACATCTTGAGGTATAAAGTTTCGAGGTAATCTATATCCTTCAAAAGGTCTGCTCCATTTACCACTAGATGAACTATCTGAAAAATCCCACCGAGAGGTTACAGAACAGCTTGAAGGATTGACAGCTTCTAGTCCACCATCTACTTCAACGAATCCTGATTCTGATCTATTAAAGTGCATAGTCAAGTACGGGACTTGCTTGTCTCTCTGTGTATCACCGCCTAGTTCTGCGCCTGTTGTTAAGTATGCAGGAGAATCTATCTCACCCCAATCCTTAAAGTCCAGACCACCGTACAGACCAAAGGAGAACTCGTAGTTTCCACTATCAGCAGGAGGAGTCATCATTAAATACTTAGTTACTCCAGCCTTCCGTCCCTTGGTAGGGATTGTGATAACAACATCTTCTCCATTAACTACTACTTGTTCTCCATCTACAACAACAGATTGTACCTCATTCACTGTTACAAAGTTCTCTGGCTCTATGTAGGCAGCAATCGTTGTTCCCTCTGACGACTCCCCTATCTCTCTGGGATAGAATGATTGCAACACTGTATCTAATACCAGCTCTTTGTTGTAAGAATGCTTAAAGTTTATACCATTGTAGTCATCGCTGTCGTTGTACATCCAAGTTATCTTACGATTAACTGCATCGAACCTACCTTTAGCTGTATTCTTACTTGTAGCAGGAATAGCATTTAAGAAAGTCTGGATAGTTCGCTCTGAAATATTCTGTGCATTTAACTTACCACTTATATCGTCAGATACTAAAGCGTAGATACCACCTTCACTCCAATAGTATACAACATCCTCTGCAACAACAACACTCTCTGGACTCTCGCAGCCTATGTTTGTAACTTGACTGATACTATAATCATCTGCTTGGAACACCCCATCAGGTCCAGTAATTTCCCATATACCATTCTTAGCTATAACAACTAAAGATGCACGAGATACCACTAGCTTAACAATCTGAGAAGCCTCGGCAATCTTCAAGAAACCACCATCAGTTGCTAACAACCCAAGAGGGTCTTCTTCGGTAGGGTCTGCGGATTGGTAGCATTTTTCAAAATCCGAAAAGTTCTCTACACTCTTTGAGAAAAAGAGACAGCCAGTGTAATCTGGACTACGATCATCAGGATCGGTTATTTTACTTTCTACGCCGGTGTAAAACAATCTGTTAGCGTATGTTGCAACAACAGATATATTACTAAGCTCCTCATCTAGAGGAAGGTCGGTTATCTTTGTTTGATCTATCCGAGACTGTCCTCTTTTAAAAGCATCAATAATGTATCTGCCTCTCGGAGCAGGCGTTGTTGATGGTCCTTCTAAGTTTAATATACTCGACTTGAAAGTAGGATCACCATCACTGTTTGTAGAGTTACCTGTATACCTTATATCAGAATTTGATGGGTATCCTAGATCGAACAGGGGTGTAAATACTATCCTCGTTCCATCAATAATAGGAAGCCCATGTCTCTTTTCGATTTTTTCAATTTCTTTAATCCTTCGGAGAGTACCCCCGAAACCACCACCGCCTTTAATGTAGAGTTGCCCATTTCTATAGTTCTTAGGGTACAACCTCTGAAGCGAGATGTTTCGTGCTTGTCTCTGGTAGAGTCTAGCAACACCGCTTTTACCTGCTCCACCAATCCATCCTTGGTTTTGTAGATTGTACTTGTGATCGTCCTCTAAGAATGGAGGTCTTTCATCTACAGGAAGACCGTCCTCTGGTCCCCATAGATCCCTCACCTGTATTGAAATAGTATCAGCTCTGAGAACTCTATCCCCAACTCCCGGTGTCTCTTGTGCATACTCTATATACAAAGGGTGATCCATCTCTGAACTGGCAATAATCAATACACCACCAAGAGATGTAAAGGATAGAGGCTCGTTGCCCGATATTACAGCAGGCAGTACATTGGTATCTAATAACAAAGGCTGTGCAATACCGAACTCATCTTTGTTCAGCATAGCAGTGGACAATGTTTCAGCAGAAAGGTCTGTAAACCATAAAGCATTTCCGATCTGAACTACACCTAGAGTTAGGACTGGATCGTTGTCCACATTGTTCCACTTGTAAGATGTAATAGCATGGTTGGCCGAAGCATTAGCATCTCTAAGGGTATCCAATCTTCTGCCAACAGGTTCTTCAATCATACCAAGTCTACGCTGAATACTTCCATCCCTATTCAGCTCAAAGTTATTTAACTCTTTGGAAGCATTTGGCGGGAACGTCAAAGGGGTAGTCTCAGTAATGAGTCCACCAGTGAAGTTAATCTTCTCTATGCTTGATCTTGCTATAGCCATTTGTAGGTTTCCTAACTCGTTTGATTGCTTTATATGCTTCGATTGCGTCATTAGCATCTTTAATGCCAGTGTAGTATCCTGACAACATATCGGGCAGCTTGCCACCACCTTCGTACTTTATATAGAACCCATATGGTCCTTGCATTACTTTTAAATCTTTCATTTTACTGGCGTCCTTGCGTAGTTAGGCATACGAATACCACCATGCGCTCTCCAACTCTTACGAGACATAGCATGACGTTGACGTTGAGCTTGTTGCTCACTCTTGTTATCAGTCAACTGCTTTAGTCTACCGAAGCACGCAGCCTTAGCCTCAGCCAGTAGGCGAGAGAAGGCTTCTTCAGGTAAGTCAGGTATGAAGCTATCACTAACAGTCCATGACGGGTTACGTGTGGCCACACACTGTGACTTAGAGTTCTGTAAGTTAGATTCTACAGCACTGTCATATGAATTGAATACAATGTACTCATCATCAAAGCTAGTCCAATAGGAAGGAGCTGCATCATTCTTAATAGCAAGATTAACACCTGAGTAATCTACCACTGTGTCTACATTATCAGCATCTGTGTTATAGTTATTAACTATCTCTAAGTATTCATCAGGATATTTATATTCAACATCATGGATCTTAGATTTAGTCTCTCCTGCTTTCTTCTTATCATACTTCAAACCTTCTAATGCTTTAACATTAACAGGTAGTTTCATATGAGTAGGCTTAGCAGATGTAGCACTGTCTAAAGCCATGAGACCACGTAGGTGAACCCAGTGATCCTTGCTATCTATCAAGTCATAGAAGCTGCTCTTAATGATACCAACAACCTGTAGGCTATCTGGTGTATCATTAATGCTGTTGACCTCATCACTATCCATATCGGACAGGATGTCTTGGGTCATGTCTAGTAATGTTAGTTTAGGCATTATAATGTTGTCCCGCTAGTTCGTGTTATAAATATTGCTGGCTCAGTAATATCCAAAGTACCTGTATCTGTTTTGATGAATATTTGCATACCGTTAGCTACGAAAGTATTTAAGCAGAACAGAGAAGTAGTAAACGACAGAGAGTAAGGAGGTGTTCCATCCACCACTTGCTCTGTAGAAACGACAACATTAGAAGGTGTTGCTAGTCCACCTATATCATATTCAATTGTTAGCTTATTAGGAGTTCCTGTCTTACCAGTAACTGGTAGATCCAGTCTTACGGTGTAGGAGTCACCAAGAGCCGCAGGAGTTAATATATCATTTGTTATGTCCCATAAATCTGTGACACCTGTGGGTGCATATGAGTCCAGTCTGGTGGTAGCACCGTCTATACTTAAAAGAGCTTCTGTCGTATTAAATGTTTGAGCTGTCGCTCCGTCTTTATAATAAAGCCAACCATGGGGTTGGGGTGCTTGGCCAGACCATACACCACTGCCTGCGCCATCTGCTACATACACATGCCCTGATGCCGCTGATCCAACACCCTTGGGTTCGTGACGTTCGCCATCTACTATACTATCATGTTCTATTGCCATCTCAATTTCCTACATTATTGATTAATACAAACCTTCTAATACTTATAGTGCCTACATATAAGCAGTATAACTATTAAAAGGATTGGAGGCCCGAAGACCTCCTCCCCAATTAGATTAGATCTTAGTGTAACGAATTACAGCTCGGCCTTTACCACCAGTTGCGCCAGCAGTAGTACCTGTAACGATAAACGATACAGCAGTAGAAGCTAGAACAGCTCCTGAACCCCAAGTACCATTTAAAGATGCAGGTGCGTATGCGCCAACAGCACCAGTTGTGTTATCAAACTGTGCTCCGTTAGCTACAACATCACCGTTTGTGCCAACTTCGATGTCGTTATCAGCATTACCCATAGTCATCGCTTCGATGATTTCTAAAGTAACATCTTTGATACGAGCACCTGCTGGAAGAGTTAATGAAGTGTCTACATCAGAAGATGATAACTCATCGCCTGTAAAGTAAACAACAGCTTCACTAACACCACCAACATTAGGCAGCTTACCGCCACTAATGGCTAATGAGTCCTGTGTATCACGAACTCCGTATTGATTGTTTACGCCCAATCCAGCACTATTTTCGTATGACATAATTATTCTCCTATTATGCAGTTGCAGTTGCTGAAGTAACGATTACGCCTAATGTATCTAAACGCTGAACACCATCACCCCATCGAGTTTTAGTAACAAACTCATCACGACCTTTTGAGATGTCACGATCAGTTTCAGTTGCTGGAGTCTGTCTCCAAGCTACCATACCGGGCTTGCACTGATCATCAGCAACACACATAAAGATATTAGCAACGCCGCCTTCAGCAGGTGCGTTAGTAGTACCGTCGATGCTTACGCCAGACGCTAACTTAGGAAGACGGTTAGAAGTCCAGATCTGCCATCCGTGAAGAGTAGTGACAAACTGATGCTCTTTATCAAAGCCATCTTTAACTAAGGCAGAGAACAAAGGATTAGAAGCATCCATGTTAGAAGCCAAAGGAACAGTCTTAGCGAATGTAGCTGCAACGATTGGATCAACGATTG